ATCTTTGTAACGTTTGCAGGATCAATGTAATGCCATTTTTTAGTTTCTGGATCTCTAATAAAAAATGCATCACCATACTTGAATACATTACGTAAAATACGAAACATTTTTGTTTCAAAGTTTTGTATTTTACACCACTGTTGTAAGTATAGTTTAAGTGTTTGTACTTCTGTATTAGTTGCATCAGATTTGAAATCCATAACAAACGGACTTCTGTTTGAAGTATTTTTTTGGGTTGTAAATTCTGCTAAAATATCTAATGCGGCATTTACTTCACTATCGTTGTCCATAGTGTTATATTGTCCGTATCTTTCAACACGATTTGGAGAACCTACATATACATCTGGCAAGTAACTTGAATAGTTTGCTTGGGCAGGACCCATACCTTGGTTAGTACTTCCGCCAAGTGGGCTATAACTGCCGTCTTGGGCAGAACCTGTTGGAACTGGCGTAAAATAACGTTTCCAACTCATTATGCCGCTCCTGATATTGCGTTTGTCATAGCTTTTCCACCTTTAGTTTGTTTTTTAAGTTCATCTAATATAAGTGTGTTAGTACTATTTAACTGATTCAGTAAGCTACTCGACTTATCTTGACTCTCATTATTGACATTTAATACTTTAGTAAACGATGCTTTGGTTTCAGCATCCATATTTTTGTATTCTTCGTTGTATTGTCCAATTTGTTTAATTAATTCTTTTAAGTTTTTGGTTACTTGTTTAAGGTTTGCACCATCCATAGTTTCAATATATGCCGCAATGCCTTGTAACCCATCTCCAATAGCTTTAATTCCAGCGGAATCAATATCAGCAAACGCCTCAAGGTCGTCAGCCATATCTTTCATTCCACCATCATTGCCAAACAATCCGCCAATGAATTTACTAAAGCTATCCATAATACCGTCACCGGTAAATGCCGCAATACCTGTTTGTAAACTAGTTAATGCAGGCCCCATATCCTTCATTGATTTAGAATCAATACCTTCAAACGATTTAACGCCTGCGGCAATTTTTTCTAATACGCCTTCACTCATAAACGATGCAACAACACCGCCTTTAGCAAGACCCATAATATTATCTGTAAGTGGTTTTAAGGCCCCACCAACGTCACCTAATTTTTTTGAATCAAGGTCTTCAAACTTTTTCAATCCAACTGCAACATTGTCAACAGATGTGGTGATCGAATCTATCAACGCCGCAATTCCAAATCCTGCTACACCTACTCCAGCAAATGCTACTCCAATTGCCAAAACGCCTGGCGTTGCTAATGCTAACGGAGCCGCCATAGCCGCAACAGCCGCTGTGAATCCAATTAATACAGCCGCGGCACCAATACCGCCCCACATTAATGCTTTACCCCACGATTCAAATTTTTCAATTATTGGACCTAATGATTCAAACAATCCTCCCATTAGTCCACTTGATTTCGAACCTGCATTTTTATTATGCTCCGGATGTCCTGGTGGCGGACCTGTGTCAGCACCAAATAATGTTTTGATAGGATTAATAAGATACTTGGTTACTAGTTCACCAATGCTTAACTTGCCCCAGTCCTTTTTAAAGTCTTCAACCATTGTACCAAGGTTGTCAAACAATGTTCCTAGTCTATCAACAAATCCCTGAATAGATGTTTGTGTTTCGTCTTTGTTGAACCATGCTGTAAGGTCTGACATCACTTTTTGCAGTTTGTCAAATATACCTGAGTCAAGCAATTTAACTAAGATAGTACTACGTATCTTTTCAATCATACTATCAAAGTCAGTAAGTGTTTTATCTTTAGCCGCAATAGCATCTAATTGTTTTTGTTCTGCATCACTAAGTTTTCCACCAACTTCACCCATTTTTGCTAGTGCTAATACAGCATCATATGTAGTATCACCTAGTGCTTGTGATTGTGCAATTACTGCCGCATTTTCCTTAACAAACCTTTTTGCTTCTTCTACTTGCAAGTTAGTCATCTCTGCAAAATCATCTGCTGATAAAGAACCATCTCTCAATCCTTGTGCCATTGTTGCAAACTCTGGATTAGTTCGTAGCAAACTCTTTCCAAAGTCACTTAATGGAGCACCGTTAGTTGCAATCAATTCTTTTATTGCGTCTTCCATTTCTGGACTTCCGCCTTTGATCAATGCTAAACTAGCATTCATTTGTTCTTGAACGCTAGAATCCATGTTCATGAACAATGCTTGTAATCTCTTATCAGTACTTTGAGCTTTTAATTCTTCTGCGGCTTGCTTTCTAGACATACCTGTAATTTTAGCAAGTGCATCAAGTTGCATAATATAATTCTGTGTGCCTTTAGCAAGACTTCTATCAGAACGATCTTTCAATCTACCTTGAATTCTTTGTAAGTCAATATAGTCAGCTGTAAACTCAGTTACATCTTCCATTGTCATACCTAGTTTAGAAAAATCTGTTTGTGATTGCTGTACATATTTTGAAATTTTAGAAAATCTATCAGCACCTGTAGTTGCACCGCCAAATGCTACTGCTAACATCTGTGAATTTTCTTGTATTGTACCTGCTAAGGTAGCCATGTTTAATCCTGCTTCAGCGGCACGTCTTTGCATTTCAAACATACTAGAACCAAAGTCAATACCTGCTCCAGACAATGATCTGTACATGTCAATTTGATTATCAAGTACATTCAGCATTGTTTGGCCAAACTGACCAATCACGCCGCCTACAATAGGAAATTTTGATATTAGTCCTGTAACATGCTGTCCAAAGTCACTTATTCGATTACCGCCAGCAATTAGTTCTTTACCAAGACCACCAAATGTTTGGATAGTATTACCTATTCCGCTGAATAGTCCTAATGAGTATCTATCAAATGCTTTTGCAGTATTTCTAACTCGTTCTGAAAGTTTCTTCTGTGCTTTGGTTGCGTCTTTCTTAGCTTCAGTACCTTCTGCTGTAGCCTTGTTATCTTCTTTAGATATAGCAACGCCTTTGGTTTTGACGTCATTTGCCATTTTTTCAGTGGCCGCACCACCGCCCTTGGAGCCTTTTTCCATTAGTGCAACTAGACGTTGGAGAGTAGCTTCACTAGCCGCATTGCTAGTAACTCCATCCATTCCACCGCCTCTGTATGTGACATCAACCATTTATTAAGTACCTATATAACTCAGATTCATAAATATACTATATGAACACTTATTATTTATCCGGAGAAAAACCATGCCAGAAATAGAGAGAAGCGGAGCCAATCCGTTACAGAAGTATTTTAGGCAACCAAAAATTTACATTAAGTTGCCAAGCAACGGCAGATGGTATCCTAATGGAAGTTTAGAAGTAACAGACAATATGGAATTCCCTGTTTATGCAATGACGGCAAGAGATGAACTTATGTTTAAAACTCCTGATGCATTACTTAACGGTCAATCTACAGTTGATGTTATCCAAAGTTGTGTACCTAATATTAAAAACGGTTGGGACATACCAACACTTGATATTGATACACTATTGGTTGCTATTAGAATTGCCACATACGGGGAGAAATTAGAATTAACTTCTAAAATCCCAAATACAAAACTAGAACGTAAATTTGACCTAGACTTAAGAGTAGTACTTGACAAGTTTCAAAATGTTGCGTTTGATGATACTCTTACAATAGACGAGCTTACCCTTACAGTAAGGCCGCAAACGTATCGTGAGTTTACAAAAGTTGCAACTAAGACTTTTGAAGAACAGCGTATTGCTTCAGTCATACAAGAAGATGATATGACAGAAGAACAAAAACTAGAAATCTTTAATCAAGCATTCCAACGCTTAACAAGTATTACAGTTGATATGGTCATGCAAGGAATTGTATCGATCCAAACAGGTGAAGATGTTGTAACTGACAAATTACACATTCAACAGTTTATACAAAATGCAGACAAGAAGTTTTATTCTTCTGTTGTTGAAAGTATGGAATCACAAAAGAAAAAGTTTACGTTAGAGCCAATCACAGTTGACGCAACAGAAGAAGAAATCAAAGAAGGCGCACCTAAGCAATGGGAAATGCCTGTTTCGTTTGATCAATCAAATTTTTTCGTATAAGGATAGCTTCTAAGTCTCTAGAGGATATCCTAAGACTGGTCGACAACCTAGAAAACGAGACAAAAAACATCAAGATGGAACTTGCACGCCTGTGTTGGTACATGCGTGGTGCAATTAGTCTTGAAGAAATGTATCAAGTGGGTCCTGAAGATAGAGAAATATTCGCTAAACTAATTAAAGAAAACTTAGAGACTGCTAAAAAGACTGGGCAACCGTTCTGGTAGGATTTAGCAGAAAATCAAATAAAATATAACCCACGAAAATAATGCTCCTTTAGCAAAGGCTGTCCACATCATTTGATAGTCGGATAGCTTTGTGCATTTTTGGAAATCATGTATATGTTGTTCGTGCCAGTTAATTAGATTTTTTAAATACTGTTTCATTTTGCAATTAACATCTGTCGTACTTGTTTCTGCACACCTGCTTTAGCAATTCTTGTTGCTAAGTCTGGCAAATCAACTGTGCTACCTTGCGATGTAGTACTACCACCTACTAGGTCTTGTTTGATACTGTCTGTATTTGCACCAGACTGTTTAATTTTTTGTGCTAGTGCTTTAACATTGCTTTGTGTAGGTGTAGCTGTGTTGCTACCCGGTTTTTTAGGCGTTGTTGGTTTACTAGATGGTTCTTGTTTGCCTGGTTTAGTTGGAGCGCCTTTAGTATTTGTACTGTCTAAGTTCTTTGCACCTGTGTTTGTAGGCTCAGCTTGAGCAGGTTCTGCTGGTGCTTTAGTTGGTTTAGCTGGTGTTTGTGTGTCTTTTGTATTATCACTTGCTGTTGACGCTTGTGTTGCGTCTGCGGCACCATCTGTAGGTGTTTGTGCATCAGCTTTAGTTACTTCGTCTGGACTAATTGGTGCTTGTGTTGATCCTGCAATACTGCTTATCTGATCGTTAGTTAATCCTGCACCTGATAAAATATTTACAATGCTACCGGAATCAGTTGGTTCACCCATCTTCTTCCAATCTTTATTAAGTTTGTTAGCAGTAACTTTGTTACCTACATCTTTAGCACCTTGCTTAACTGCACCAACTGCTCCTTTGGCACCTTTAGCAACTGCTCCCGCACCTTGCTTAACTGCTCCTGCGGCTTTACTTGCAACTTTACCTGCACCACGTTTTAGTTTAGCACCTAGTGAATTAGGATTGTCTAATGGTAGTTCTTGTTGTGCTGGATCTGCTTCTTGTAAGTATTCGTTAAATGCATCTTCATAATCAATTGATTCTGCTTTATCTCCTACTGCTCCAAAGTCTGAAAGTTTTTGACTCTTGTCAAAGTTTTTATCTACAGGTGTTGCATCACTTCCGCCTTTAAGATCAAGTTCCAGTTGTTTCATTTCTTCTGGTGCAACAGGTTTAACTTTGTGCATTTCTTTTTTAGCATCATCAACTGTTGCCGCCGCACCTTGTGCCGCCGCCGCTATTGCTCCGCCTGCATCGTTAACTGCCGCTATTGCTTTGTCGCCATCATCAAGTACAGCAATTACAGCATCTATCTGATCACTTGTTAACGCATCTTTTGGAATGTCTTTAATAGCAAGTGCTAGTGTTGTAAGATCTGAGTTTGCTGTTTGTGTTGCAGAAAGAAATTCGTGCAGTTGTCCTGCCGCTTTATAATACTCTGGCGAAAATACTTTTACTGACTGTGTTGCCGCTACTAAATCTTTATATTGTGCAAGTTCGTCTGGTTTAAAAACTGTGTGGTAGTTGTAAAAGAATCCGTTAATGTTACCTGATGATTTATGAAGCATTGCACCGTCAAGTACACCTTTATCAAATCCTGCATCAGCAATAGCACCGTCAACTGCCTTTTCAAAGTTTGCATCTTCAAACCCTTTCATCATAGCATCTGCTTGAGCTTCATCTGCAAGTGCCATGTTGGCCATAATGTTATCTGACAAGTATCTAAAGCCTGCTCCAACAAGAGCACCATATGCCGCTGTTTTAACTGACTTACCAACTGCTGTTGAAAGTTTTTCACCTTGTAATAAATCTTTAGTACCACGTAGTACTAGACCTGCGGCCGCACCACCTAGTGGTCCTCCTGCAAATGCCGCAATGGTTGTTAGTATACCTACTGCTAGTGTTGCCTTACCTGGATTAGCTTTTGCCCAATCACTAATTTTATTAACGCCTGCAACAATTTTACTGTCGCTTGAACCAATTTTCTTTTTAAGTTCTTCAAACTTTGCATCAGCATTTTTAACTGGGCCTGCGTTTTGTGCTAGTCTGCCTAGCTCATTAATTTTTGCATCAACTTTCTTAGCTAGATCAACGGGTAACTTAGCCGCCGCTCCAACTTTACCTAGTGCAGTTTTATTATCTCCACTGGCCATTGCTGTTTCTTCAGCACCTTTGAAGATTGATTGTATTTGATCTGGTGTAAGTTCTGCTTCTGCTAGTATTGAATACTGCTCAACCAGTGGCCAAAGCTCTAATTCAAACCTTGTTAAATAATTTTGCTGTGCTTCATTAAGATCTTGCCAGCCTTCATTTAATATAGTTTGAGTCTTGCTTGTGAGTACTTCGTTGAGTTTCATTATTCAGTCCTTATAGTAACTTTGCTAATTCTGCTTTGTCTTGAGGACTTAGTGCGTCAATTTCTTTTTGTAAATCAGCCGGTATACCGCCTTGAGCACTTGCTGAACCAAACTTATCACCTAAACTAGCTGGACTACTTGCAGTTGCCGCTTGTCCTGCCGCACCTTTAAACGAATCTTGTGCAATTCCTTGTAACAAATCGTCTACTTGTTTAGGAGTCATTTGTCCTTGTACACCCTGCATACGCTTTGTTGGAAGTTTTTGTTTTTGTAAAAAGTCCATAACTTGATCTGCTGTTGGTTGTTTTGGATTACCACCAGTTTGACCCATATAGCCTCTATATTGTGTGAATATTTCTTTTGCTCTGGCGTTTTGGTCTACTTTACCCGTCATGCCAGCCGCTGTGCCTTTAGCGCCAACGGCGCCTGCTACTTTTGCGCCAGCTTTTCTTGCTAGGTTACCTAGGGCACTTCCGCCAGGAGCCTCAGATACTGCTGTTTCTGTAACTATTTGATTAATTTTCATAGTAAACTCCTTTGTATAATATATTTATACTTAATTAGTCGCAAACTATCATTAAATATTTGATATGGTTACACATTATAATATAATGTCTGACGGTAATGAAGTTGCTAGACTCAATAGTATGGAAGAAGCGACCCAAGCCGTAGAGATGTTCCGTATTCAGTCCCCACACAGTGATTTCGAAATAGAGATAGTCGAAATTAGTAGTGTCAAACCTGGATTTGGACGTGATCCTGATTTACATTAGAGTCACGATCTGAATTGTTCCAAGTGTTTGTGTGGATTCGTTGTTCGATAGTTGTGAATTGTTTAGAACAAGTACTTCGTACTTGTTGTTTTTCGCTGTCGCTCAAACACTTATATCTTTTAATGTTATAAAGGAATAATGTATGAATAATAAGTGCGAAGCACTTTAGCATTATCTAGATAGTTGAGCCACAATTCGCCCGTTGCCGGACGAATTAAAAAAAATGACTACTCCTACATTATCTGAGTGAGCATCGCCACAATCTATTAAAGAAGATTGTAATATAATTACACGGAGGCGGCGTACCGCATACCCCCTACTTCAGCATTCGCATAATACGCGGAAAGCAGTTAATCCCTAATAGTCGAAATCACTTACTCTGTGGTTGCTTTTTCTCAGAGCCACAATCTTTTATACCTAAGTTAGTATTGTCCTTGCAACACACTAGATCCACCGGTGGATTTCCCACAAGTTCATAGCGAGTCGAGCTACCTCGACCAAACAATGTTGCTATGTTTGCCTATAATTTACGTAATTCTTCTTTTAGAATTTTAGAACCGCCGACCCGTACATTAATAATTCCGTTATAATACTCGTCTGTTTCTAGTACTCTACGGTCAAACTGTTCTTTAGCCTCTAAGTAACTTGCTAAGCCTCTGCTTTTACAGTAATGTAATATTTCTCTGGTGAATTTATCAGTGCCTAATTCTTCAACGTCTCTTAATAAGTTATCACTGGAGCCCCAATAGTCTCTCCAATCTGATTCTTTAGTTCCGCGTCTTTTGTTTTTTCTGCCTTTGAGTGGTGGCTTAGTTGTCTTAAATTTAGCTAGTTTTTTGCCTACGTACTTGCGATTATCAGTGATGTTAGTGATTAGATAAACAAATGCTTCGCAATCTTCCGGAAGTTCGTCTATTTTCTTACCTTTATAAGTCCACTGCATGAACTTACTTACATTAAGCCTATGTGTCTTGCTCTTGATTCTGGTTCTTCTTGTTAGATGTGAAGTCGTCCATGATTTCTACTCTGCGTGTAGAACACAAACGACGAATTTCGCTTAACCACCTACGTGCTTCACGTTTAGTACGTTCGCTTTTGCGAATTTCAAACGCTTCATTGGCTTTATAGTATTGCATATAAGCCTTTGTAAGTAGATCATGCGTATCGTCTGTCATTATTGTATTTCTATATCGTTATCATAACTAGTAAAGCCGTTTTCTTTTATAACTTTAAGTACATTTGTAACTCTACCCATTAGTTCGTCTTTGTGTGAAATTAGATATACGTTCTTACCACGTTCTCTAGCCATTTTCTTAAGAATACTAATAGAACTTTCAACACCTGCTGTGTCCATACCACTATCAATAAGCTCATCAATGAATAGTAAGTTAATATTTTGATATAAACTTTCCCATACATCACGGAAACTCCAACTCATACCAAGTATAAGTCTATTACGTTCACCTCTACTCAAGTTATCAAAGTCTAAGTCCTGTCCTAGTTGTTGTATTTCAACTGTTAGGTCATTTTTAAACACTACAGTATGTGGTAAACCTATTTTGTCTAAGTAATATGTAAGTCTGTTGTTTAAGTATGCTAAGTTTTGTTCAATAATCTTCTTACGAATAAAACTATCTTTGTTTGTTAGCAACTTATACAAAAAGTCTTGATGTTCTTTAGTACTAGTCAGTTCATTTACTGTTTCCCAGTTAAGTTCTTGAATAGCAGTTTCTTTTAAATCGTCAATTTGTTCTTGGTAAGGATCAACTTCATCCTTCTTTGCCTGTAAAGCAATCTTTAAGTTCTCAACATTGTGTTGATGCTCATATGCTTCTTTAGCATTTTCATAAAATGTGTTAGGCTTACTTTCAATGTCGCCTAAGTCTTCAATCTTTTTAATTACCTTATCAAACTTACTAGCAATTTCAATTAGGTATGTGTGTGCATCACCGTAATCAGTTTGTAGTTTTTCTTTAAGTTCTTCTAACTTCTCATCGTGTAAGTCTTGTCCACAAGCATAACACTTTGCATGTTCTAAGTCATCTAATTCTTTACCAGACTTTTTCATGTTCTTGTCAGCTTGTTCTAATGCACGTTCAACTGTTGATCTTTCTTTGATCAAGTTATTATGCTTATTTGTTTTGTCTGCCCACGAACTTAGTAACTCGTGTGCTTCTAGTTCAGCGTCAATGTCTAGTTTTTCTAAGTCTTTAATTGCTTTGTCAAGTTTATCACAGTCTTGTTTGTTTTGAGAGATCCATGCTTTACGTCTTGTATGTAACCTATCAATATTTTCTGTAATTTTTTCATTACTTGCTGTTACTGCCGTAAGTCTAGCAGTTTCATCTGTGAGTTGGTCTTTAACAATCTTAGTTTGTTCTCTAAGTTTGTCAGCTTTCTCACTTAATATAGTAATACCTAACAGTTGCTCAATGATTGCACGTTGATCGTTGCTCTTTAATGACAAAAACGGCTCTGTATATGTGTTAAGTGCAAGAATATGCTTAAACATATCATGACTCATACCAAGAAGCGTGTTGATATCCTCTTGTGTCTTACGACTATCGCCTTGACTTTCGTCTGTAATCTCTTGATCAGTACCATCAATGCTAAATTTTAACAAATTAGGTTTACGTCCACGCTCAATATGATAATTTCTACCATCTTTTTCAAACGTGAGGGTTACTAACATTGCTTTGTTATTAGTTTTGTTAACTAAATTGTCTTTGCGAATGTTAGTTAGTGCTTGGCCGTACAGGGCGTAGGATAATGCGTTAATTATCGTAGTTTTACCTGTACCGTTACGGGAACCTGAATCGTCACCTCCTTGATCTAAGTTTTCACCAAGCACTAACGTTAGTTGTTCTCTATCGAAATCAACTCCTTGTGTAGCATTACCTACACTCATAAAATTCTTAACTGTTAATTCTTTAATTTTAATCATCTCTACCTAGATCCCTATATATGTCTAACAGTTTTTTCCTATCAAAGTTGTCTGAATCGATTGCTTCAATCTCTTTAGCTACAATTTCATCAACACTTTCAAACTGTGCAATATCAATCTCACTATTAATCTCGTCATCTTTGGTACTAGGAATTAATGTAATTTCTCTACATTCATATTCTTTAATAAATGTTTCTTTAATAAAACTTGCTTCTTCGTAACTAATAGGTAAGTCTAGTGTAACTCTCAAATACATCTTAGGTTTAATAAGTGTATCTTTCTCATCTAGTAGTTGACTAAGTTTAACTGTGCGATACTTAGGACAGTTCCACCAGTTAATGTACTGTGGTTCCCCACCGTGTTCTAAAATCATCATACCACGTTCGTCATCCCATGCATCTGCATAGTTGTGTGGTAGTGCATTACCAATATAATGTACAGGACCTTTTACTTGTCTTTTGTGAAAGTGTCCACTAAACACATATTCTTGATTTTTAAAATGTTCTGCTTTTAGTTCTCCGTGATCTGGCATCTGCACCATAGCGTTCATGTAGAAGCTAGGTAGTTCAAAGTGTCCAAACACGTATTTGCTTTTTAATTTACTAATCTTTTTCCATTCATCACCAACTAGCCATGGGACTAGTGTACTATCACCAATGGTCATTATTTCATTAACCATTGTAATGCCTTCAATGTGCTTACCAAAAGCAACTGAATTCAAATCTCTTTTATCTTTATAATATAAATCATGGTTGCCAGGAAAGAAATAAAACTTTTCAAATGCCTTACCAAGTTTTTCCAATGCTCGAAGCGTAGCATCAAGTGTAGTGATGTTCAAACTGTTTCTATTATGATGCCAGTCGCCCATAAAGATACCAGTCTCACAGCCGTTAGCTTGAGCTTGTTCAATATACCAATCTACGAATTCTTCGCAGTCGTCATTGTGTGTTTTAGAATTGGACTTGAGTCCAAAGTGTATGTCTGTAAAGACAGCCGCCTTTTTAAACAAAATTATACCTCACGATTTATACTTTATTGTACAACATATAGATTTTACTGTCAACCTATTTTTTAACAGGAGCGGTTTTAGCTACTGCATTCTTTCGATTGTGTTCTTCTAGTTGAGCTTCCCATTGTCCTTGATTCTGTCTAGTAAAGGAAGGATTCATATTATTCATTTCTAAGATATCATCACGAATGTTTTGATTACGCTTTTCAATGTTAATAATTCTAACAAAACTATTTGTAACAGCGGCAGTATAATATGCAAATGGATTATTTGATTTTGACTCGTCAAATTGTAATCCTATTTGTGTTAACTGTAAAATTGCTTGGCCACGCATTTCGTCATTGTAAGTATAACCTCTTACGTTACCACGTGTAGCATATCGTTCACACAATTTCATCCACATCAAAGCAAGTTTATTAGTTGCTTGTCCGCCTCTTAAACTAAAGTGTCCATTCTCCATTCCGCCTTCCCAATGACTTTTACCTACAAGCTCTAATTCATCATTGTCATTGAACCTGTAGTGTACAAATGGGGGAAAGTTTAATTTTACCTTGGTATCTGCTATCGTTTTAGGATTTTTCTTCCTACCTTTTTCTTCTGGAATGTGATCATACGTCATAACACGGAAAATTAAGTCTGTTTTAGCTATTTTTCGGTAGTCTATTTCTGTATCTGCCTGCTTTACCTTCTCTCCAGCCTTCTTCCTTCGCTCATATTCAGCGTAACCAATGCGTTTCGCCTGGTTTCTTTTTGCTTCTGCTATAGTTCTGATGTTAATTTTTGACACATCAGGTAAAATAATATCATATTGGGCATAACTGTCGTCTGTAAAACTACTGTATGTACTCTTTGACTTATGTATTTCAGAAAGCAGATCTCTGTTGTTTAAGTAATTTACTTTTCTCATGTAAGAATTCTCCATATTAAAGTTCTATTATAAACTACGTAGATAATAAAGTCAACTAAATAATGTAAAGGAGATCGCCAAATGTCATCATTTGATTTTGCAAAACTAGGAAACAGTATTAAAAACGGGGTGAGTGATTTTACAAGCAACCTGACAGGTGCAGTAGAAGATGCGGCCAATGCTGTGTCTGATTTTGTAAATGTAGATGGGTTTGCTAAAGATATTCGATCTAAAAATTTGCCAGACGGTTCTCTAGCGAAACTTGGTGGTACTGCAACTGAAACGGTTGGGTTTAAGAAGCCAGTTAACCGAGACTGGCGTGTTAGATTAAGTATTCCTAATGTGGCAAGTTTCAAAGCATCTCCGTTATTAAGTCCATTAAAACAAACCAATGGATTAGTTTTTCCGTTTACCCCTACAATTATTGTAGCACACTCAGCAAACTATCAAGCAATTACCCCTACACATACTAATTATCCGTATTTTGCTTACCAGAACTCACAAGTGGATCAACTTGTTATTACAGGTGACTTTTTTGTACAAAATGGCGTTGAAGCAGAGTATTGGGTAGCGGCTTTGCATTATCTACGTTCAGCAACTAAAATGTTTTATGGTGGAGAAGCTGAAACATTAGGTGCACCGCCACCAGTTGTTAAACTTAATGGATACGGAGATTTTATTTTTAATAATGTGCCAGTTGTAGTAACAAACTTTACAGTTGACTTACCACAAGATGTTGACTATATTGCAACAGGACTTGGTAAAGCGATGTCAACAGAAAAAAGTGTATCAGGAGCCGCTGGGCAAACGATAAAAGAAAAACGAGATAGCGTAAGTTGGGCACCAACACAAAGTTTAATAACAGTTACAGTACAACCGCTTTACAGTAGACGTGAAATTGAAAAATTTAGTTTACAGAATTATGTTAACGGTGAATATATTAAAAATGGCGGAGGATTTATTTAATGGCAGTTTACAGCCAATCAAGCCCGTGGCACAATACGCCTGAAAACGAAAGTGGCGAACATATGGATCTATTGAGGATTCGAACAGTACCGGCTTCGTCAGACGATGCGTTATATGAAGTTGAACCTCAATACAATCATCGTCCAGATTTATTAGCATATGACCTTTACGGTTCACCAAAACTGTGGTGGGTATTTGCACAACGCAATATGGATACTATTAAAGATCCTATTTATGATTTAAAAGTGGGAACTAAAATTTATCTTCCAAAGGCATCGGATATCAAGTCTAGACTGGGAGTTTAAATATGTCTCTCCTAGGTGAAATAAACAAACTTAAAAACGAAAAAATAAGACTTGAAAACTTAGTCAAAAACGAGCTTGGCGGAAATCCTCATAGCTTTATGTCTGAAGAAGATATTAAAGCGGCAAAACAATCTTTATCTAAAGTTAAGCAAGACTTAGCAAGAAGTCAGCGTGTTAATAAGATTCAAAGAAACACAATAGATAATGAACTAGAACAATTTACCTCAGTAAATCATATGTTTGGATTATACTGTTTATCCACAGACGAAATATTAGACCCTGACAATACATATATGGGTGCCCAAGGCGAACCAGAAGTAGTTATTATTAAAAGTGGCGGCGGAACTAGAGCTATGGGCGAACGTAAAGCTCAAACTATGTTAGAAAAAGCCGGAGGTAGAGTTGAATACTTTATGGATGATGTTACTATTGAATCTGTAATAGGATATAATAGTGAAACTCGTGCAATGCAAATGCACAAGGGTGGATTTTCAGTAACAGAACCTTACAGCATGGGACAGTTTCTTGAAACTTTACAAGTTGCGGCTGTTATGGCTGGACACTTAACTTATACGTTTGCAACATTTTTATTAACAATTGAATTTGTAGGATATACAGATGACAATCAAATGAAGCGTATTGCAAAACGACAAATACCAATTAAGATAACAGATTCAACAATGTCTGTTAGTTCTTCTGGTACAGTTTACGAAACAACATTTATTTCTGCAAATTCTAGTGCTAACAGTGATTCAGTACAAAAAATTCCATCAGACATTCAAATTGTTGGAGGCGATCTCCAAGAAGCATTACAAAGTGGAATACAAAGTTTAACTACTGTGCTTAATACTAATTTGTTAAAACGTGAAGAAGGTAATAAAAAGAAATTTGCTGATCAATTCATTATATTATTTCCACCTGGTGATGCTTTAGAAAGTAGAAAACTAGCTACTAAGAAAGAAGATGATGCTACAGTTAACGATATAACTGCTCAAGAAAAAGTTGAGTCATTAACAGGTAAATCTCAAAGTACACAAATAATTGACTACGAAGCATTTTTAGAAAAAATTGCAGGTGTTTCAGTAAAAAGGTCAGACCTTGGCGAAGCTATTGTATCACAAAGTTTAGCAACCGGAAATATAAATCCTATCGGAACATCAAAACTAGTTACTGATAAATTGCAAAATGGTAGTATTCAAAGTGCTGGAGCCGATAAAGTTTATGATGAACAAAAAGATGTTTATGAACAAAAAGCAAATTATATACCAGAAGGCAAACGTGCTTTTAAGTTTGAAAAGGGTACAAAGATTAACAGCATTATTGAGGAAATGGTTTTATCAAGTGAATATGGTAAAAGTTTATTAGATCAAAAATTAGTTGACGGCTTCCGTCCTTGGTTTAGTATATTGCCAATGGTGTTTCAAGTTCCGGTAAAGGATATAGAAGCAAGTAAAGGCCGTCCACCGTTTATCTATATTTTTAAAGTAATACCGTATGAAGTACATGCTAGTACTTGGATGGGTCCTGGAGATGTTGCACCGGCAACACCAATAGATCATATTGCAAAAGAATACAATTATTTGTACACAGGTAAAAACAAAAATGTATTAGAATTTGATCTAACATTTAATAACAGATATCTAACACCTGTTCCAAGAGATGGTAGTGCAGATACAGAAACTGCACAGAATGATGGAGCAAGTGCTACAGCTAATAGTGAAGACAAATCAAATATAATAGCACAAAAAGAAGGCGACCCTACACCGTCATTAGATCCTTTAAAATCAATTATTGAATCTGATATTGAAATTATTACATCAGGTATGAGAGCTGTACCATCAGATGCTAAAGAAGTAATTGCACGTACTTTCCATAAAGCATTGGTCTATAGTATGGTAGATTTAGTAAGAGTTGAATTGCAAATAATGGGAGATCCTTATTACATTAGTGATAGTGGTACAGGAAATTATATGTCAGCACAAGGATCAACTTGGTTTGCAGACGAAAACGGACATATTGATCATGTACGTAGTCAACAGTTTATTGAATTAAATTTTAAAACACCTTATGATTATAGTGCATCATCAAGTACAGTAGAATTTCCTGTAACTAACGATGAAGCCGGTGGGGTTAAAGTTAGACAATTTAGTGGATTATATAAAGTAACTTATGTTAAGTCTGAATTTAATCAAGGTAAGTTTATACAAACACTATCATTGTTAAGAATGAATACACAAACAGAATTAGATTACAAAAAACAAAAAGGACCTGAAGAAGATCAAGGACCAGCCGAAGAAGGCACTATAGCAAAAAATCATCAACCTGGTTATGGCTATGGCGGAGGACACCACGCATGATGAATCCATTACTAGATAAAGTTTCAAAAGATAAAACTCCAATAATGATGCCAGGGCCATACCTTGCTAAGGTAGTGAGCTTTATTGATTCTGAGTACATGGGTACTTTACAAGTACAGTTATTAAAAACTACCACAACAGGTAACCCAAACTTTGCTGGCGGATCAATGTACCAAGCAAAATACTTGTCACCGTTTACAGGACAAACTCCAAGAAACGGAGTAACAGCAAACGACGGTTATAGAGATAGTCAACAAGCATATGGTATGTGGATGATTCCACCTGACATTGGAACACAGGTTCTTATAATTTTTGCAGAAGGTAACCCAAATATGTGTTACTGGTTAGGCTGTGTTCAAGATAGGTATATGAATTTTTCTGTACCGGGAAATGCCGCAACGTCATTTACTAAAAAAGTTGATGCTGATGGGAATGATCTAATTGACGAAAAAATGAAACCTGCTAAATTGCCGGTTAGTGAATACAACAAAGTAACTGAAACAGGACTTGCACAAGATCCTACAAAGTTTGAAAAGCCACACCAAAAAGAATTTGTAAATGGCTTAGTTGACTCAGGATTAATATTTGACGAAACAAGAGGAATTACAACTTCAAGTGCAAGACGTGAAGTACCAAGTGCAGTCTTTGGATTTAATACTCCTGGACCTATTGATAAACGTCCTGGTGCTCCTAAATCAAGAATAGGTACTAACGAAGAATTTGTTGACGTTTATAAATCAAGACTTGGCGGAACTTCTCTTGTAGCAGATGACGGAGATGATAAATTTTTAAGAAAAACAACAGCAGACAAAGGTCCACCAGAGTATGCTGATGTAATGCAAAATGAAACAGATGGTAAAAGGGAATTACCACACAACGAATTATTCCGTGTGCGTACTAGAACAGGACACCAAATACTTTTACATAATACAGAAGATCTAATCTACATAGCTAATGCTAGAGGAACTGCTTGGCTTGAAATGACAAGTGATGGTAAAATTGACATTTATGCAGAAGATAGTATTAGTATGTATAGTGGTAATGATTTTAATTTTACAGCAAATCGTAATGTTACTATTGAAGCTGGTGCAAATTTATACTTAAAAGCAAGTGACAATCACAATGCTAGTTCAAAGAAAGGCGGTAAAATACAAATAGAATCTGCCGCTGATACAAATATTTTAATTGGTGCTAACGGTAAGATTACAACATCAACTAACTTTGATCTAAACACAGGTTCTGCAAACAAGTTTACAGCAGGTACAACTACTGATATACTCAGCGGAGGAAACCATACAGAAACAGCACCTAAGATTGATATGAACGGCCCAACAGCCGCAACAGCTGAACAAGTTAGTCCGTTGAACACACATATTAACCCAGGACCATCAGCATTAGGATGGTTAACTCAGCGTATGCCACAGCATGAACCGTGGCCATGGCATGAAAATTTAAATCCTCAAGCATTTAAACCAGTTGCTACTGATAGGGATAATAATTTTACAACTAAAAACGATGAACCAACACCTAGTATTCCTGATACATTTAAGAAAACTAGTAAAGCTAATGAATAACCAGTAAGGTAAATATTGATATGGCAAGCGAACTATACAAAAACATTAAAGTTAACAGCGATTTAGCACCACCTAATCCAACGACAACTAATCGTGCTTACAAAGGTCTTAGTACAGTTAATCCGGAAAATGTTAGTAAAACATTGTACGACATTGGGTTAATTAAACAAGACTTGCTTAATCACTTTCATATTAGACAAGGTGAAAAATTAATGAATCCTGAGTTTGGAACAATTATTTGGGACGCAATATTTGAGCCAATGACGCCGTCAATGGAAGAAGCAATAGCAGAAAATGTTAAAAGAATTGTAAATTCAGACCCAAGAGTTACTGCAAATTCAGTTATTATTGACACATACGAAAGTGGTATCATTATAGATTGTGATTTAACATATTTGCCGTATAATATCAGCGAAAAAATGCGTTTAACGTTTGATGAAAACTCGGGAATGAATTAACTACACACTTAACAGATTACACTAAATAGTATTATACTAAGGAAAGCAAACAAATGGCGGCAACAGATAGACAGAATAGATTATTAATAGCAGAAGATTGGGCTAAAGTATACCAATCTTTCCGTAATGCTGAATTTAAATCTTACGATTTTGACAACTTACGTAGAACAATGATTAACTATCTGCGTCAAAACTATCCAGAAGATTTTAACGATTACATTGAATCAAGTGAATACTTGGCACTAATTGACCTTATTGCTTTCCTAGGACAAAACGTTGCTTTCCGTGTTGATTTAAATGCTAGAGAAAACTTTTTAGAACTTGCATCACGTAGAGAAAGTGTTCTACGTTTAGCACGTTTGCTTTCTTACAATCCAAAGCGTAATAAACCAGCTAACGGATTGCTTAAAATGGAAAGTGCTTCAACGTCAGAAGATATATTAGATAGTAATGGTACAAATCTTGCTAACCAAGGAGTTATTTGGAACGATCCTAGTAATTCTAATTGGAGAGAGCAATTTGAAAGAGTACTTAATGCCGCATTGCCACTTAATTCGCAATACGGAAAACCAATTAAAAAAGATAAAGTAGAAGGTGTTCCAACAGACCAGTATAGATTTAACGGATCAAACACCGATGTTCCAGTTTACACTTTTAGTAAAAATGTTGACGGTAGAAGTTTACAGTTTCAACTTGTTAGTACTGATGT